ACTGAGAGACAGAAAAAAGGTGGTAATACTTTTTATGTTCCTGTTCTTGATACCAAATCTGGTACTGAGTTACAGTTTACACAAGAAGATAATGAAACTTTAACTGTGTTTCAGCAGGCTGTGAAAAAAGAAAACGATGAAGTACTTGCAGCTTATAAAAATTCTAGAGTTAAGAAACCAAATGATCAAGATGGTGAAGACGCTAAAATTGTTGAGGAGATGGACGATCCACTTCCAGAGGAAGTATTGACATCTTAATGAATACAATATTAGATAAAGTAAAAATATATCTTGATAAGGTATCTAGTAATCCTGTCGCTATTTCTGAGGATTTAGTTGAGGAGTTTGGCGAGGCATGTAAAAGTGCCTTGCGTAGACAGTTCTCAGAAAAGCGTAGGGATAGTTTTGAACCTAGAATGTCGAATATAGGTAGGCCACTCTGTCAACTACAAATGGAAGCAAAAGGTATTAAAGGTGATGGACAACCTTATAATAATAAAATGAGAAATACATTTGGAGATTTGATAGAGGCCCTAGCTATATTTGTTTTAAAATCTGCAGGAGTTAAAATTGATAGTGAACAAAAAGAAGTTAAGTATAAATTTAAAGAAGACTCTATGTCTGGAAGATTGGATGTTGAGATTGATAACAAAATTTGGGATATTAAGAGTGCGTCACCGTATTCCTTTGAACATAAATTTGGTGAGAAGGGAGGCTTTAATGAAGTAGTTAATAATGATTCCTTTGGTTATGCATCGCAAGGTTTTCTTTACGCAGAAGGTATGAGAAAGCCTTTCGGTGGTTGGATAGCTGTCAATAAGTCTACAGGTGAGTGGACTGTATGTGAAGCACCAGAGTTCCAAGATGATTATAAGAATAAATACATTAAAGTTGCAACAGATAATTATACTGCATTAAAAAATAAAACAGAATTCCAGAAATGTTTCGATGACATAGCCGAAACTTTCAGAGGTAAACCAACAGGCAACAGAACGCTAGGCACTGTATGTTCATTTTGTCCATACAAAGTGCCATGTTGGGGAGATGGATTGCAACACTTACCACAACAGCAATCCAAGGGGAAGAATCCTAAATGGGTATGGTACACTTCTGTGACCAATCCCAAAAAGGATGACGCAGAGAGTAATGGAGAGTAGTTTTAGGGGTCTATTCTCTACTTACTCTTTGTGTTAGTATGTATTTATATTTTGTAGTGTTTAAGAATAAAAAAGATAATGAGTACAGGTTGTTTAATAATACAGTGTTTGATGATGAGAAAAAAGCAGAGTACTTTGGTAAGAAAAGTATGAAGAGAGGATTCGAGCATAAAGTATTAGAGTATAATGACGATAACGTAAAAAGGTATTGGTATGACTAAGAAACAAGATACGTTTAAGAACTGCATAAAAGTTCTTATCTCCCCATGGGAGAAAGGATTTACATGTGGTATTACTATGGATAGTAAATCTCAAATGACAACTGAGCAATACGAATTATGTTCTACTATAGCTAGAGGCATGATAAAAATGGCAACCCAAGATCCACAATCTGTTTTTGTTTATGGATTAAAGGGATTTGCTGCAGATAAAAAAAACCCTGAAAAACCTAACCTAAGCATGAATGCAGTAGCAGAGTTTGACGAAGAAGATAATGTTATTGATTTTATAGAATGGTTAAAAGCCAAACGTGAAAAGGAGTTAAACTAATGGCAACACATTTAGTAATGGGTGATCCACATTGCACACCCAAAGCAAGCAATGATAGATTTCTGTGGGCAGGTAGACTAGCCGCAGATATAAAAGCGACACATGTAATATGCATGGGTGACTTTTGTAGTATGGATTCTTTGTCTACATATGACAGAGGAAAGAAATCTTTTGAAGGTAGAAGATACCAGAAAGATATGGAGCATTCGCATGAAGCATTGCATTTGTTTAACAAAGGTTTGGGAAAACATAAACCTAAAAAGATAATGTTACATGGTAATCATGAGGATAGAATAGATAGATTTGTAGAAGAAAATCCAGAGTTAGATGGTACTATGAAAATATCTGATTTACAATTTAAGAAATATGGTTGGCAAGAGATACCTTATAAACAGTTTAAAGTTGTTGATGGTATTTATTATGCACATCACTTCCCATCTGGTATTATGGGGTCAGCTATATCTGGTGAAAATATTGGTAGAACTCTCTTGACAAAACACAAAGTTTCTGCTACAGTAGGCCATAGTCACTTATTAGATTATGCTATATCTACTTTACCTAATGGTAAAAAGATTCATGGGCTATCTGCAGGATGTTATTTAAGTCATCCAGAACATTTTGCTAGAGACACTCAGCATCTGTGGTGGAGTGGATTAGTAATTAAAAGAGAAGTTAAAGATGGTAATTATAATATAGAGACTACTGATATTAAAACTATTAGGAGAGAATATGGCAGACGTTAAAAAAGAAATTATTTATAATGGAAATAAATATATTCTTGAGTCAGAAGATAATTATATTATCGAACATGATGATCCTGTAAATCACCCTAACCATTACAAGCAAGGTAATAGAGAAACTATTGAAGTCATAAAAGATTATATGACTGCTGATGAGTTTAGTGGATATCTTAAAGGTAATATTATTAAGTATGTTGGTAGGTTTAAATTTAAAGGTAATCCTTTGCAGGACTTAAAAAAAGCAAGTTGGTATTTAGATAAATTAATAAAGGAGATCAGTGATGGGACAAGTTAAGCAGGCGTTTATAGAAGTAGTAGATTTAGTTTGTGGATGTTTACAGAGAAACAAAACATTATCTCAAACTATTAATGAGTTAAGAGAACTACATGATTTTAAAAATGGTAGTAATCCTTACTTACTAGATGAAGAATATATAGAAAAAACTTACTATGAATATAGAGGATACTAATGGATACAAAGTTACTGATGTTAGATGCATTAAGAAAAAAATACGAGGCACAAATAGCAGATGCGTATGCTAGTGCACTTGTTTATCTTAATTCAGCTGTTGGTATTGGTGAGCATCCACAGTTCATTGATGAGTTGGATAAACTAATAAATAAAATTTCTTCAGCAGAAGAAAGTATACAAACCCTTAATAAATATTTTACTGATAAATAAGAGGGGAACAATGAGTAAAGAAAAAAAACAACAAGAAGTTAATGGGAAAACATATCTAATAACATCAGAACAACTAATGGATATTATGAGATATTTAATGACTAGACCATATGGAGAAGTAGTAAATATCATGAGCAAACTATCTTCGTTAAGTCCGTTAGATCCTAGAATTAGTGCAGAGTTTGTGAAACAAGGAGAAAGCAATGACAGAAAATAAAGAAGATGAGATACTAAAACATACAGGAATATTATTTGAACTTAAGATTGGTTTAAATAAAAACAATATGGTAGTCATAGACTATGGTGGGAAGCCTGTTACTAAGATTAGAGAAGCGTTAAAGACTCATCCATTTCATGCAAGTCTTTGTGCCTCAATAATTAATCATGCAAACTCTGTGTGTAAAAAACTACAAGAAGATGTTAAACAGATTATACAAAAAATTTAGATATTACTTCTGGCATAACTGTATCATGGATAAGTTAGAAAGTTATGCTAGTAAATTAAGTAACTGGTTTTGGACTAAGCGATGGGGTGATCCGTCACTTTATCGTAAGGCCCAAAAAAAAAGGAACCCAAGATAACTTAGGTTCCAAATTAGTCGTGTTGCCTTGCTACGGGGGAGTCTTTATGGCTCCCCTTTTTTTATTAACAGTTCCAGGCTCTCAATGCTTTATTGATTCTAGAGTTAGGATCATTAGCAGTTTTCTTAGAAGTAAGTTTCTTCTTCATCCCTTTCATACGAGCACAAAAAGAGGCACGCCTTTTATTACCTACCTTTTTACTTGGTGCTTTTAAATTACCACCAGTCTCACGGTTATAAGAATCACGACCTTTTTGATTAAGGCCACCCTTAGGGTTCTGACCTTCTTTTCTAGTCCATGCTTTTGTTTTAACTGCTCCTGCCATTATGCAAAACTCCTATACTGTTTTACTTTCTTTGCAATATTTTTAGGTTGTTTAACAAATTGTTTACCTTTAGCTTTACCCGCTTTTTTTGCAGCAGTTGTAGCTGCATATTCAGAAGAAGATAATGATTTTATTGCTTTCTCTGGTAAGTATCTTTCACCTGTTACAGATGATTTTTTACCAGACTTGGTTGTCCATTTCTGTTTGCCCCAAGCCTTAAGTGATCTTTGACTTTTTGTTAATGCCATTTTTATTTTTCTTTTTTATTTTTGCTAATATTTTAAAGTCCTGTTTGTCTAGCTTTTTATTTTTGTTAAAGTCTAACTTGTATTGTTTTCCTTTTATTGCTACCATTATATATTCTCCTTTATCCTCTTAATGGATCGTAGTATTCCTCTAAAGAAACAGTTACATCCAAATTCATTGTTGCTTCTATATAACCTAATAGTTTGTCACCTTGATGTAAATACAACTGGCTCCCACTAACTAAGTCTGTAGCTGTATTTGCACCCATAGCAAGTCCATTTACAATATGATGATATGTACCATCATCAGCATGATAGAATTGTATATATGCTTTTTTATTATTGGCTACACCACTACTTAAATGTAAAAATTTAACAATAGCACTATAATTATTAGGACAAGTATAAATTAAATCTGCACTTGCATCTGAAGATGTACTTGTAATAGTTTTACTTTCAGTTAAAAATTTACTTTTACTTAGAAATGGCATTATGATTTATATCCACCGCCTGCTTTTTTATATGCTTTAGCTAGTGCTTGTGCTTTTCTAGCAGACCATTGGCCTGCACCTGTACCATGTGATGCCTGTGATTTTATTCTATTAAATATAGTTTTTCTTAATCCAGGTTTAGTATAATTACCTGCTTTATTTACTGTACTTTTATTACTCATCTTTTAACTCCTTAAAATGATAATCGTAGCTGCCTTCCTCATGCTCATCAGTTATCCATTTAGAACTAGTCTCAACTGACCATCTTCTAGTATTAACTAATCTATTGATAAGAGGTTTCTTATCTAAATCTGTACCCATAGATGCATCAAATACTCTTAATCTATTGTTAGGTTGTATTGCATAATTACCATCATCTAATTCTAATACATGGCCACATTTGTGTTGGTCTGGTTTTTCTGCATAACCAAAATTTAATTCGTTATAATCTCCTGGCCCCCAATCTATAGTAAATAAATAGGTGCCTACTCTTTTTACTTTACGTCTAGATATATACTGCATTTTATTACCTGATAATTCATAAAACGTAGTAACACTTACATTATAACTAAAACTATCCCACATAACTAGCTCATTAAGTGGTAACTCTTTTATATTAGGTTCTTTACAGAATGCAGATATAGGTGCTCTCCACCATAGCCCACCATCTTCCATCATAAAATGAAATAGTGGTACTTGATTTGGTATAGAACTAAAACCAAATATAGCACACCCAAAGTATTTATCAAAGGAATCTTTTTGATCTCTTAAATAATTACCTCTAACATAGCACTCTATGATAGGTATGTTAGCATTAAGGTACACTAATTTGCTAGCGGGTTAGAAGATTTAACTTTTAATTCTTCTATTTGATTTTGTAATATCTGAATTGTTTTTTCGTTTACTAAAATTTTTGTATGACTATGTTCATTATCATGTGTATGTTCTGTTACCTCATGACTATGTGATGTATCTTTATTTTCTAATGCACTAACTTTTTCTTCTAATACAGCTATCTGTGCAGACCAATCTGTACCACCTGCACCTTCTAATGCATCTAACTTAGTTGTAATTTCACCATACTTTACAAAGCCACCACCGATTGCGGCAATGACACCTAATAAAGCTGCTACACCTGCTAATTGATTTTTTATTTTATCCATATTATATCCCCTGCATCCTTGGATCTTTTGAAGTTATATTTTTTGTTGCCTTTGGTCTGGCTATAGAAGTCTTACTTCTCTGCCTTAGCTGTGCTAGTGCTGAGTCTTTATATTTTTTTTGCTTTATTACTTTTAATAAATCAAATTTAAAGTTCATTTTTAAGTACCTCTAATTGTATTAACAATTGCTGCCTTTCATTTTGTAATTCATTTATTTTATTTACCTTAGTAGCTATAGGGTCATTGGCTACATACCCATTTAAATTTATATTAGAATATATATCTCTATTATCTGCAATATTTACCTGGTCTAGGTAAATATCTTTTGGTTTATAAAAAGGTACATTATAAGTATCTAATATAATATCGTTATTCGACATAGCTTTAATCTTTATTAAGTTTTTAAATTCTAAGTTTTTACCAATGTCTTTTACTTTTTCGTCTATCTTATCCATAACTTCTTGTAACTTTAAAGACTCTGACTGTGGCTTAGCATTTGCTGTTTTAGTTTTTCTCGATTGAATTTTTTCTTGCTTAGTATTACTCTCTTTCGTAGCATCGGTAGTTTGAGTAGTTTCGCTATCGGATTCTGCTTGTTCATTTTCTGTTTGTTCATCTTCAAAACCTTCTTGCATCATTTCAGAAGTTGTTTTTTCTTCTTCTTTAGATTCTTCCTCTACTACTTCTATTATACCCTCATCCGTAGAATTGTCAATATCTTCTTTATCCTCATTTTCCTCAACAAATAGCTGCGTCATAATTTCCATTTCAGGTTCTTCTTGCTTTTGTTCTTCTGGCATTTCCATAACCATAGGCTCTTCAAATGATGGCTCTTCTTTAAACTTGGGTTCTTCCATACCAAACTCTTCTTCTATTGCAAAGTTAGGTTCAGGTAGTGCTACAAAGTTATCTTCAAACTTTGTATCTTCAAATTTAATATCGTCTTCAGGTTTGAAGTCATCAAACAAATCTATAATCTCCTGTTCAACAGAGTCTTCTATGAAAATAGGTTCAGATTCGTAAGTGATAGTGAGGCTTGGTTCTTTGAGATCGACACCATAATGACCTGTAGCATTTGAAGTATCTGAGAAATCATACTGTACAGAGATACTATAGTCGGTTTCAGTATTTCTAGATATAATAAAGCTGTCAGACCCAGTGTCGAAAGAACCGCAGTTAAAATAGCCACAGCCAGTAGAGTTGTAAGTTCGTATTTGTGTCGTTGTTTCACCGCTTTGCCCTGTTATTGTTATAGTTGATTGGACAGTAGATTCATAATCATTCCAATGCCAATATTGAAACTCATGATCTCCACTAAATCCATACTTTATTTGATCTTCTGTTAGTCCTGCATCATTTCTTAAACTTATATCGTCTGATATGATATATTCATTATTATGAGCAGCAATAACATCAGACCCGTGGCGACCATCAGCGGTACCAGACCAGGATCCTGAATCAAAGTTTTGATTGAGTAAATTATTTGTAGTAACTTCTTCACTTTTTATGGAAGTTGTAAGGATTAATGTAATCAGCAAACTTATTAATGCTATATATTGCATAACCAACTCCTATTATTATCCCTATTAACCAAATCATTTAGGATTATTCCATTCTATTTTTTGTTTAGTCTTCTTATCTTCTGACTCTTTATGGATATCCATAGTTACCATTTCTTTTGTAATTTCTTTTTCTTCTTCTTTATTTTTCTTTTCTATAATTTTTAAATTCTGTACATATGTTTCATAGTCTGGTCTTAACTTATCATATTTTTTCCAAGCTGCTTTAGCTTCTTTACCAATCTTACCTTCAAATGGACATGGTGTTCCTGCTTGTTCCATAGCAAAGAAGACTCTTTCATCTTGGCAAAGTATTGCAACTGCTGCAACTTTCATACCTAGACTATTCATTTCTCTAGATAATTTAATTCTTTCACAGTTCTTATCTCTAAATGATTTACCTGCTGATACACCTACACCAAAAGTTTGAATACCTGCTGATGCACCTGCAAGACAAACATCTGAACCTGAGTTAGTAACATTGGGTGCAGCTGCTGTTGGCGGTGCAGATTTAATATTTGAAGTAGAATTATTTGTAGTTGTAGTATTATTAGAACTACCGCTTTGGTATGTATTTGTAGCTGAACTAGTATATCCACCAGTGATAGATGTGTTTGATCCCGATGTATTATTTTGTGTAGTATCTGCAAAAGCAAATGCTGAGTATATAGTAATTAGTAGTGTAAGTATAAGGGTTTTCATAAGGTTTAAGTATCTTCTTCTTTATTATTTGTTGTGCATTCGCAACCTTCACAAGTACATACACCATACTCATCTGCATGAAGATCATTATCTTCTCCGCAGTGACATGGGTGGTGACATTTATTACAAATATTTTCCATTATTTACTTGTGTCTTTAAAAAGCCATTCAATGTATTTGTTCCAGACTTTTTTAATCATCTGTTTTATTTTTTTGATCATGGTCTTCCTCCAGTTTTTTTATTTTATTAGTTGCTGCTTCTAAATCTTGTGTTACATGTTCTAGCTTTTGTAAACATCTTTTATTAGCTGCGTCTTTGCTTTTACCAGCATCCTGTAACTCGGCTACTTCTTGACGAAGTATACGAATCTGGTCTTTATATTCGTTTATCAGTTCGAGACTGTTTTCTGACATTTACTTTTTTCCGTTACGAAAAATCTGTGTACCTTTTATGCCATATATTGAGGCGACAACAAGAATCCAAAGATTTGTGAACCATGATGGGAGCTGCTGGAATTGCTCAAAGAAAACTTTTATCTTCTCCATAGCCTGTGGATCATCTGACCACACCCCCCAAGCAATCACCAAAATTGGCAGCGTGAGCACGACCAAAACGAATTCGTCTTTCCAGTCCGATTGCCGAGCCTCTAGCAATTTTCCCTGGTACTCACTCTCCCCACGGGCCATCTTAGAAGCATGCATATGTTGTGCATCTGCCATAGCCATCTTTGTTTCTTGTTTCTTTTTATAAATATGCGTTGCCGCATTTAATCCTAATTTAAGTGCACTAAACCACATCATTTTTCTCCAACCATTTTGGTACATCAAATGATGGACACTTTTTTCTGTCATCAATTTGATAGTGACCTATTATTTTTTCTATATCATATTTATCTTTTAATTTTAATATGATACTTTTCAATGTTTCAAATTGTATAGGTGCAAAGTTCTCTTCCCATTTACCATTACTATCTGATCCACCAATTAAACATACGCCTATAGATGTGCCATTAACTGCTCTAGCATGCGAGCCTACCATAGCTTCATCTCTACCTATCTCTAACGTTCCGTCTCTACGAATAACGTAATGATAACCAATGTCATCCCAGCCGTTGTCATCAACGTGCCATTTTCTTATCTTGTCTACACCTATATCCATATTACTTGGTGTCGCAGAACAATGTATTACTATCGTATCTGTACTATCTCTTTCTGTCATTTTTTTTATTTTCTTTTTCTATTTGTTTTTTATGAAGGTATTTTCTTAAATGTGTTATTGGACTTAATCCAAATTGAAACTTATAAGTTTTAGGTGTTTCTTCTTTCATTCGTTTTTCAATTTCTGTATTTATATTTGTGTAAGTTTTCTTACGTTCTGAGTCTTTTTTAGTCATTTTAATAATCCTATTAGTGTTGCTATGATTGCCCCTAACCCACCCAATATTACATATAGTAGTTTATCTACCTTCCCATGTAACTTATCCACATCTTGATGTAAATGCTTAAGATGATTATTTTTTATAATATATATTTCTCTTTTTAAACCTGTGATATAACCATACATTGATATTAAATGTTCGCTGGTTGTTTTAGGTTTCTTAGCCATGATTAATTCTGTCTCTCGAATAGACCTTTTACGTCCTCGAATGATTGTTTAGGTTGTGAGTATGTAGCTTTTTCAAAGTACACACCATATTTTTCTGCAAGCTCTCTCATTTCTTTAGCAATTTTATCTATTTTATTTTTAGCTGTTTCTCTATTAATTAATCCTTTTCTAAAATCATTTCTTTGTTTGTTTATTTGTTCTTCATAGCCTTTTAGTTTTCTCTTTAACTCATATACTTTACCTGTTTTTAATTTATTTAATTCTGCTTTTTCTATTTTAAATCCAAGTGTTTGCATTAATGCAGTTAATTCACTTTGTTCTGGTACAAACGGTGAGTCTTTTCCTTTTCTAGTTTTTTCTAATTTTTGACTTGAATATGATCCAGGTAAGAAAGGGATATTAGGAATTAGTTTATCTTTGATTGCATTTAATCTAATAGGCATATCTTCTTTAAACATACCTGTTTGTCCTTTTATTTTTTCTCCTCTAAACAAATCATAACCTAGCATAGGAAATAATATTTCACCACCTAAACCAAATGATGGTTGAAAAGGTGCAGGCAAACCAGGTATACCAGGATTACCTAAATCAAATATGTCTCCACCTGGTACAAATCTAGTAAAATCCATGTAATACGGATTGCCTTCGTCATCAGGTGCTACAGGAAGTTTTATATTTCTATATGGTAAAAATGGCATACCAAAAAAACTACCTTGTTTTCTTTCTGGCATTAATGCTCTTTCAGCTTCTTCGTCTCCACCACCTACAAGATCACCCATTTGGTTTAAACCATATCCTAGTGCTGCATATTTTGCGTACTTCCATGGTCTAACTATTGCAGTCTCTGCAAGTATAGGTATGATTCTATAAGTATATGCTAAGAATGGAGTGATAGTATTTCTCATCCAGTTGATAGCAGGTGCGTCAATATTGTAATCAATGAATGCTCTTCTTGCATCTAACGCAGCATCAGAGTAAGAAAAACCTTTTGCTATTCTATCTTGGAATACTGATAATCTAAATACTGCATCTTCAAATCTATAAAAATTTGTAAGTTGTGTTAGTATATTTTTATTTAACACATCATCGTATATACCTTTTGCAGCATTAACTGAGTTGTTAAAAGGATCTAATTTATCATTAAATGCATATGGAAATTTAGAACCTACTTTAATATTTTTTAATTCTTGTGTTACAAAGTCAGCATCAAATACACCATACTTTGTAGCAGCTTCTACTAGTTTAGATTTTTGTATACTAGTCTTACCATTCTTAGTTACAGTTTTACCATGAGTAGTTAAAGCAGTCCATGCTGGTTTTAAATACTTAAATTCTGCATCAATTAAATCATGTAATACAAAGTTACTCATTACATTGTTTACATGTACTGTAGGATTCCATGCAGTCTTAGATACTTTCCAGACAGAGTTTAGTTTTCTATATCCAGAATAAAAAGTATTACCTTCTGCTTTTGCATATCTATTAGCAGCTACTAAATTTTTATAAACTTCATCTGGCACATATTTACCAGCCAAAGCACCATATCTTTGCTTACCATCTGTTTTACTTATAACAGTAACAGGCATCTTTTTGTAATTTTGTCTTTGTGCTACAGGTATTTGTCTTAAGCCATCAAAGACATAGTCTTGTTTTGCTATATTTTGATAAAATCTATACTGACTTATAGTTTGTGCAAAACCTCTTCCTGTTTCAGCTATAGCAAAAGCTGCATCCTCTATTTCACCTAAGCCTACTCTTTGTGGTTTAGTAAACTCCCATCTAATTTGTACCTCATCATTAGCTTTTAGTTTTCTAAATTCTTTTTGTGATGTACCTAATAGTTCCCAACCTCTATGGCCTTTTATTAATTTTCTCTTACCTTCAGCTTGTCTGAATAAACCAGTTTTTTTATCTAAATCTTGAGTAGTTGTGGTATATGCTTTTTGTTTTTTGTATAATTTATTATACTCATCTTTAGTTATAGTAAGTGTAGCACCTCTATTTCTAAGTTCTTCTGCAAATGGTCTGTCTTCTAATTTACCTCTATAAGATCTTTTTAAATATATATCTTTATTTCTTTTAAAAGTAATAGGAGATATAAGACCCATGTCTACATACTCTTGTGCTATTTCTGTAATTAAGTCTCTTGATTCTTTTTTTAAACCAGTTAAACTTTTTGTTTTAACACTATGTTTAAGATCACCTTCAAGCATATTAAATAATATCTTTTGTTCATCTGGTGATAATTGTAATTTAATTTTATTAGCTAGAAATGAAAATCTCATACCTATATGGTTTGAGAAACCTTGTGCTTCAGCCTTTAACTGTTTAAAGTTACTAGGCATTTTATATCCATCAATAAAATTTCTACCTAAAATATCTCCAACACTTTCAGTAACTTCTATAGCTTCTTCTTCTTTACCAAAAGTTCTTGTAACTTTAATTCTTTTTATTCCACCTAATCCTAACGCACCAGTTAATGCACCTGTAAATGCAACTCCTAGTTTAGTTGTTATTGGTGCTTCTTCATCAGTAAATGCATAGCTAGCAACTGCACCTGTTAATGCACCACCTGCTTCTGCACCATATTCACCATTAGTAATATAATTTAATGCAGGTTTACCAAATTTATTTTGATAAGGTTTTACTATATTTTCTTGAAAGAATAATCTTGGGCCTCTAAGTAATTTTGTTTTATCTTGAGGCATATCTTTTAAATCTTCTATCTCTACATCTTCTATTTTTCTTCTATTAAATGCATCTCTATCTTTTTTACCAGCCTCATTAGATAACTTTAATTTATGTAATTGTGCATCTGCTTGTGTTTTTACAGTTGGTTCAAATCCAGGTATACCTAATGATTCTCTACTAAATACTTTTTCACCTTTTATTTTTTTACCAATACCTGCAATAACAGGAGATATAATAGTACCACCAATTGCACTAGCTGCAGCTTGCTTTGCTCTAGTATCTAATATAGATTCTTCATCTACATATCCTAATCCACCTACTATACCTGAACTTACAAAACCATACTTAGCTGCTTGATATAAAGTTTTTGCTTTTGTTACAGGTATCAACCAACCTGCAGGATCTAATAATGCACTACCAAAATATGCAGCAGCAACCATATAGTTAGTGCTACCATCTGGATCTTGCATATATTCATATAATTTCTTTTGATCTTCTCTCATTTTCTCAAGATCAAATCCAGCTAATTGTTTTACACCTCTAGCAGTATCAAAAAATCCCATGCCTGCTGCAAACTTAACCTTTTGCCAAAGATCTTTATCACCATCAATATCTTCTTCTTGTGTTTCTGGTTTTAAATCATCAAATAGTCCTGGTTTTTCTACATCAGAAAAATCTATGCTCTCACCAGGATTGCCTTCAGTAGTTAATTTAAACTTCTGCTTCTGCTCATTAGGCATTAAGTCGTTGAACAAACCTGTATTAACCTGAATATTATCAGGTAGTTTTGGGGCCTTAGCCTTTATATCATCAAATAATCCAGCCATGTATTATATACTATAAATTATAGTCACGAATATCGTAACCAGCATCAATTAATCTTTGCTTAATTACTTTAACTGTATCTTCATCACCTATAGCTCTATATTGATTTATTAATTGTTTAGCATCTACAATATCTGCAGGTAGTGATTTTTCAAATGTATAATTGTTATCAGGTAAAAAAGTATTTTTAAAGTAATTATCAAAAGCAAACTGACTTAATGTTACAGATCTTTTTTGTGGCTCTGGTAAATTATCATAAGCATCTTTTACAGCAGGTGCAACTCTAACATCACCAGTTAACTCATCTCTAAATAATGCATTAAATTCTGACAATGCTCTATTTCTTATAGGCATTTGGTCTTCTCTACTTAAATTTTTAAATACTCTATCTTCACTAGTTGTACCAAATATTTCTGCAAAGCTAGGAAGTTTAGTTGTAGTAGTATCTTCTTCTGGTGGCACTGGTGCTACAGCTTGTGTTCCTGTAGGTGCCATAGTTTCTGTGGGTTGTTCTTCAGTAGTATCTCTACCTAACTGACTCATAAGAGTATTAGTTCCAAAACCATTTTTAGTTA